TGAAGCGGTTTCTTATGAAGATATGTTTGAAATATTTATATCTAATCCTAATTCAGCACGCTATCAGGAAAGGTTAATACCCGAATTAGTAGAGACTATGAACAAATCTGAAGAAGAAATTAAAAAAATATTGTCAGATATAATTCTTGAGGGTCTTTCAAGAAAAACACATAGCGGTATAGTTTTACCTGAACCCGGAGTAGCCGTTAAAAATTTTAATCACGAAGACTTTTTAACCTTGGTTACAGATAATAGAACGAATATAGAAAATATAACGGGATCGGAAACATACGATGGTATCTTAAAAATGGCTCAGTTTTTAAGTATAAAGAATAATGCCCATTTAAAAGGTGCAGCAGAGAACGGTATGAATATCAGAGTACCGAGAGGATTATCTGTAGAATCATACTTATCTCGTGCCTATGGTATAATGAGAGGTGTGATTAGTCCTAGATATGTTGTTACAGAAGTGGCTCTATTAAAGCTCAGAAAAGAAAATGCAAAGTCATTAGCTAATATATTGGCTAAACCAAAAGCAGTAGATGCTTTAATAGAGCTAATGGATCAGAGAGGCAATATTCCAAAAAGATATCATTCAGATCTTTTTACAGCTTTAGTAGGTGCTTTAGCAGCAGATGAACTTAGAAGTGAAGAATCAGAACCAATAAGAAAATCTGTAGCTCCTATGGCTGGAGGAGTGGCAGAACAAATGTCAGATCTATTTGGAGGAGCCATTAATTAAATTTAATGATTATTAAACAACCTGTGCTACTAAGAATATATTATTGGATGCCTGATTACACGGATATACTACAAGAGTTTAACTGGCAATTTATGGATGTTGTGCCAGAATATCCAAGGATGAATAGGTTTTTGGGCTACTGGAAGAATAATATAGATGCAACAATACATACTGTGGAAATAGCCCATGTCACTAGATGACTTAGACATTGATAATAACGGAAAAATTACTGAAAAAGATATAGAGATTGCTTCCAAAATAGAAGAAATAGAAAAAATGGAAGCTCAAAAGCGCATGGCTTGGACTGCTATGGTAGCTATGCTAATATTTACTGCGTTGGTATTTTTACCAATATTTCCAGACAGCCGTATAAAAGCTTTAGCAGATCTATTTAGTCTTTTCTATATAGGAATGGCAGGATGTGTATCTGCATACTTTGGAGCGGCTGCTTTTGTTTCTTCAAGGAGTAAAAAATAATGTTTGCAGCACTTTTAGGACCAATCGCTAAACTAGCTGGAACCTTTTTAGAAGGGCAGTTAGAAAAGACTAAAGCTAAAACTGCATCTAAAATAGCTATGGCAGAAGCTGAAGCTGTGGTAATGCAAAAAAAGGCTACTGGCGAAATAGACTGGGACTTAGAGATGGCTAGGGGTAGTCAAACTAGCTGGAAAGACGAATGGATTTGCCTACTTTTCAGTATCCCACTTGTACTAGCCTTCATACCCGGAATGGAACACGTAGTTCAAAATGGTTTTGAACAGCTAAAACAGATGCCTGAATGGTATCAATATAGTTTAGGGGTTATTGTAGCTAGTTCCTTCGCCGTAAGATCGGCAACTAGACTATTTAAACGGAAATAATACCGTTAATATCTTTTTCTTGAACTTTAGAATAGTTACGTAAATACTCACATAGCGTAACTATTTTTTTTGTGTGCTCGTACTCTGAATCCCACGCATCAAATACTTTTTCTATATCCTCTGAATCGGGCGGTCCTCTATAATCTAATATAATATTCCCATCTTGATTTATACTAACACAGAAATTGTAAAGCTCTGCTAGTTTATTACTTGCCATTTTACTTTAATTCTTTTATTGGAATGTTATAGCAATTAGCAGAAAAAGTAAAATTATTTGAGGAATCAATATCCCCGCGTTTATGATATGTAGCTTTATTAAAGAAGTCTTCCTTTTTGATTTTTCCAAGATACCAGCCTCTCTTCAAATCTCTTGTCACTCGTGTAAACGCATAATAATCACAATTCTGTGCTTTTCTAAAATTAGCAACGCTGCAAGAATAATACTCTTTAGGTGGTGACGTAACTCTTTTAGTCTTTACATCTACCGTTTCTCCGCTATTGAGAATAAGATCATAATCATAGGTATTAGATGATTCTGCATCCAATATCTGTGCTGTTATCATCTCGCCTATATAACCAGCAGAAGTACCCCTACCATTAGTAATAGAATTATTAAGAACACCCATACGCAAAGCTTTCCTATTAGCTATTCGTATCATATCTAAGGATATGGGTACTTCCTCTATCATGCGCCTATATCAACAATCTCACACACATCCCCACTACAGGCCAACTCCTGTGAGCCTACTGTAGTGTCTTCTTTTTCATAGTCTGTAAGTTCAGACCAGTTCATATGTGACGGCATTCTTTTACGTAGCTGGTTATACTGTTCTTTAGTGCAGTCTGTATAGGGAGCCTGTTTGTATGTATGATCTGAGTAAGGTAAAAAGGATACTCCACTAAGGTAATCAAAGTTATTATACACCCACGCACCAACTTCTAGCCATTCATGTTCTTTTACAGATACTGTGATAGAGGGCTTGTGTTCACACCAATGTTCTGCATATACTTTCCATAGTTCTAGATGTTCTATAGCACATAAGTCTTCTCTTGTCAAGGCCCCTTGTGGAGACTTAACAGGAAAAGAAAATACAGTCATAGTAGTCTCATTACCAACAGCAGGTTCATATGGAACTCCACTCCTAATCATAAACTGAGTAAGAGGGTCTTTATTGTCTCCTCTAACAGTACGCACATAATAATCACTATGTCTTGGATGAATACCAGACGCAGAATCGACTAATTGGGACACAGTACCAGAAGGCTTAATACATGTAATAGCAGTAGACTGATTAATGCCAAGAGACAGGGCTATATCCTTGTTTACGTTTATAGCTGTATCCTTTAGTGTGCCTAGTGTACCCTCTAGTTTTGACCCCTTGGTAGATAGAAGTTTATTATCTAATATACCTGTAAGACTTACCCCTAGTAGACGCTCCTCTTCCGTATTGGTTTTCCATATCTTTCTTAGATATTTAAAATCTGTGAGGGACGCCTGATAGCTTCCTAGCTCTGTCGCTATAGCTACTTTTCTTATCAGAGATTTAACATCGTCCGTAGCCTTTACAACTACTTCGGTAAGATTACAAAACTGATATGGTCTTAGTATTATTTCTGAACAGGGGTTAGTACCGAACCTATGCTCTGGATCTCGCCTCCCAATACTTTCTACCTTTTTCCTAGCAGAGTCTCTATTAAATATGCCCCTTTCACCAGATTTAGATTCATATAGAGAATACCATTCCTTTAAAAAAGTATTCATATCTGGACGTTCATAATACACAGCAGAATTATTAGCTAATCCTCTATGTGGATAATCTCTAAACCAATCACCAGACTTGGCAACTCTCATTCTATTTGAATTAAGATCACTAAGAGAAATAAGTGCTGAACGTCTAACACCACCCACCACAATCACACTTGCTATCTTGCAAACAAGGTCATGGCATTCTAGTGTAGTAAGCTTACGTCCTGCAGATTGTTTAAATAAACTAACTGTATATTTAAGCAGGTCATCCAGAGGTGCTGGACCTGACGATCTACCCCCAAACGTCTTTAAACGCGCTCCAGCGGGTCGTAGGCGCGAAAGATCCCATTTGGGTACTTGACCAGCATATAGACAGGCTATTAGCTCTCTGAGGCCCCTAGCCCATCCTGCCTTAGAATCCTGTACAATGATGGTTGTTTCAGTATCTTCTAGATGTTCATTAACTATAGGTAATCTCTCTGTATATTCTCTCTCAGCAGAGAAACCTACACCTGTTCCACACATAAGAACATAAAGTATTTCATCAAAGGATCTAGGAGAATCTATTGGTATATATGAACAATTATATCCAGCAGTATTATCGCGTTCAAGCGCTAATCCTGAAGTCATTAACGCCCTCATTGATGGCATAACTTCTAGATTAAGTACTGCTTCTTCCAATACATCCCTATGATGTAGGTTGTAGTTAAAGTTTTTCTTTAAGTGATCTTCTAGGAAATCAAAATATCTACCTACTGTCTCTGACCATGTTTCCCGCCTATCTCCTAGCCAACGTGCGTAGCGTGACAGGTGTATAAACTCTTGGTAGTTTGTAGGGAAGTAGTTATTATTCATCACTTTCCATTTCCAAAATTAGTCTATTTAAATACCATTGAGCCTTTTTTAGATCTGTAGTTGGCGAACCTTTATACTTGTATCTACAAACATATTTCATAATGTTGCCCTGCAAGTAGCCATGAAAATATCTTGGCTCCATTGCATTTTTAATTACGTCTATAGTCTCCATCTCCGTCTTATTATAATGAAGAGGGTTGTTTACTTTTTCAGCTACTTTCAGCTTATATTCATCAGGCATTAGTTATCCCTATTAAATTTAACTTTAATAACATTTTCGTAAACTTCTTCTACAGTTATACTTTTATTTCTCTCATGCTGACTTACAGACTCTAATCTTTTTATTGTTGCCTCATGTCCTAATTGCATTATATACTCATAATCGTCTTCTAACGTGGAAATTATTCCCTGTACAAGAATATGTGCGGCAGTGATATCATTACCACCTACAGTATCATAGGCTCTAATCGATACCTTTTCTTCTCCATCAGGCTCAAATATAAGGTGTAGTCTATTCTCTGATAATTGAAAACTCTCATAGGCTATTCGTTTTTTTAAATCTTCATCTAGTTTAGGAATTTTAGTATTCCATATATTTTCATCATAGCCATCATCCATTAAACCACTCCATAGGTATTTTTTTATAGGACCAATCAAAGCCATGCCTATCAGCCCAATCCGCATGGGTTGTTTTTGAACCCTTATAAATCTTTTTATTAGGATTAGCAAAGAAAAACTTAACTTCTACCTCTGGGTTTTGTTTTTTAACAAGAAGGTGTTTAACACGATCAGACTGTAGCAATCTTCCTTTAACCTCTATATAAAAATCGTTTTTAGGTATATAGAAATCAGGTATATATACTTTAGGGTCTGGTTGATATGGGAGTTTGTCTGGTTCAAATTCAAAATCTATTTTTCTATTGCCCAACATCAAAGCTACTTCCGCTTCAAATTTTGATCTAAAGCGCATTATACTCAAACCTATCTTTATTTGTTACATTAGTATTTGCTATCTCAATAAACTTTTTGTTAAGAGCGTCTACTACCCATTGTTCAGAGGAATCTCTGATTATGGTAAAAACTCTAGCAGGAAATACAACAAGAAGGTTATGACGTAAATAAGATCTAATTTCATCAAATCCCTCGTGAAGAATTTGTTTACCTTTTAGCCTAAATTCCTCCTTAGACCACGCTCCCGAAGAAGACATATTTTTTGTGTATATTATACTTACACTTTTAGTAGGATCTTGTATATTCTTAACGCGAAGAGTATCCGATGATATAGAGTCTCCCTTAACGCTATCAAAATAAGCAAATATAGCATTAGGATTATACATCACCTCAAAATCTGTAACCCTCTCTGTAAGAAAAAGAGCCATTTACAGTTCCTTTTTAATAAACTTGCTGTACCATACCATAGGTTTATTTGATGCATTTGAAGTTACTTTATATTCTAAAGTAGAGTCGGGCCAACAATGCTTACGATACCCGCAATAAGAACAATCTTTAGATAACAATCTATTGCCCGTGGGGGTCAGAGACTTAGTTACCTTATCTTTATAATACTCTGGAAGATCATCAAAGCACCGTTTAAATTTTTTACTGCTTAGTAAATACCTTACTCTATCATCTGCATCTTCTAAGACACTCTTTTTGTCTTGCTCTTGTAGATCGGGTGTTTCACAAACAGCCCATTCCCCTGTAGATTTATTAATAGCTATCCAACCACCAAAATCTGATTTTGCAGCCTCTGCATATAGATAGCCTTGCGTTACATACCCAAACGGATCATTCTCTTTTATATTAAAATACCCACCATTAGCACCAAACTTAGACGCAAAAGACGCAGGAGATGCACTTTTAATATCCCATATCTTACCATCAATTTTTACATCATATGTACCTTTTAGTACCGTTCCACCTATCTTTAGCTTAACAGGTTCTTGTTCCTTTTCTATATTAATACCTGCAGCCTTCATAACAACAATAGCAACAGCCTCTATTAAGTCCCCAAACAAAAAGCGCATTATAGCGGTATAGTCTAGTTCTTCACTCACCCCCTCTTTCATACCTAGCTGCTGCTGACATAGCGGTTTTCCAACCCCAGACATCCTCAGTCTAAATTCATTTTTTCTATTAAACTGTCTTTCTAGAGCGTTACCACAAGCCTCTTTAAATTCTTCAATAAGGCTAGGGGGAATCTCTACAGACTCCCCCTTCGCCGCTGCATCAAGAAATAATTGTATCTTGGACAGCATTAGAGACATCAGGCTACCTCTAGTTCCCTGTCAATATCAAGCTCTTCAGAAGTTAGAACCGCTTTCTGATGTTCGTTATAAGATTTAAGAATACGAGAATTGTATTTTTCTATATCCTCAAAGAACAGTTTTAATTGTTCCATATCTTTACTATCTATCTTAACGGTATCGCCTTCAATTAAAACAGGACTATAGTATACAACCGCACCGTTCTTATGCCTTTGTGTAGCCAACTTAGTCAGTATAGAAAACATTATTTTTCTACTGCCTAATTTCTTTATATGGTCAGACACTGGAACGTAAGCTGAACCCCTTGCCGAATATATAAAAGGAGTACCCTTCAAGTCTTGCTCTTCGCCATCAACAGTTACGCCTACACCTTCGTGTATGATGCCGTAAATTACTTGAGTTGTTTTAATCAGCTTTTGTTTAGCCGCTTCTATAGAGTTAGGAGTTAAAGTTTCTGCCTCTTTCTTACTTAGTTTACCACTCTTCATACCACCACTACTATCGGGGAACTCATCACGCAATGATGCTTTCATAACCGACCTTATGCTATCTTCTGGATTTTCCGCATTCCAAAGATCATAAGTAAAGTAACGCACAAAAAACCGGACTACAGGAGATTTTACGTGAAAGGTGTGATCGCCTGATCGTAGACGGTAATGCCCTTTAGGTAAAGCCTCGCCGCTATCATTCTCTGTATCCTGTTCAATCGCTAGACGAGGCAAGCCACTACCAGCACTGCTAGTAGATTTATCCGTTTGCCCAATCATTCGCGCTACCAATTCCAGATTTTCTTCTGTAATTTCATCAATATTTTGTATTTCAGTATTAGATATCATTAATATCTATCTCCTTCAGGTTTAACCAATCATGCCCTATCTTTAACTCTATGTCAATAGGCATGTCAAATAAAATTCCAAATCTTAAATGTGCTTCATCTTTAATACATAGCATAGCCTCCTTTAGCAAATAAATCATTTGATCTTTTTCATCTGGATGGACATCCATTATTATTGAATCGTGAACCGTATTTATTATAACACTTTTTGCTGCGGGTTTAATAATAGATCTTAAAAGTGTAGATAATTTTATCAGGGCAATAGGTAGTATATCAGCAGTAGCAAACCCCTGTACAGGATAATTTTTAATAGAGGTAGAACCCGCAACATTACCTCTACTATTAAACTCTGCGTAAGGAAATGCATATTCTCTTCCTGATGGTAAGACTACTTTTTTAGTAGATACTGCCTCTCTCTGTAGCCTCTCATGCCAATCGGCAACTCCTAAATACTTTTTCTTAAATGCAGAATAATACCTAGTCTCTTTTTCATTACCAAGTATACCTCCGTACAGGGGCTTAAAGGTATGTGCCTTAGCTGCTTGCCTATCAACCCCCATTATCTCTGCAGTATAAGAGTGAACGTCTACGCCATTTTTAACGTCTTCATATATTTGTGCATCCCCCGATAAAAATCCGGCGACCCTAAATTCTAATTGTCTATAGTCCCCTTCTAGAATATATCCATTATTAAAACGAGAAACTATAGCCTTCCTAGCCGGAAATGTAGATCCTCTAGGCATATTTTGAAAGTTAGGGGTACGAGAGCTAAGACGCCCTGTAGATGTAACACACTGCATAAATTGAGGGTGTATAAATCCCTTCTCGTCTTGAAATTTTTCTAAACTATCCACGAAAGTATTGAGATACGTTCTGATTTTAGAGTATTTCATATACTTTTCAGCAAAAACTTTAGCAGTACCATCTAAATCTAACAGCCTCTGCTCTAGGGTTTCTTTATCTGTTTTAAAACCCCCCGCTGCCGTATCTTCGGGGCCTCTTGGTTTTAATTTTAGCCCTGCAGCCTGATTTACATTTGTATAAATAACCCCACACCCTTTACACATTTTACATTTAGTTTTATTTTTACTTAAATCTCCTGATTTTAATCTGTACCTATAGCTACCTAAACCTCTACAGGAAGAACACTGCGTACCCACAGTCTTTAGAGCTACAGGAGCTAAATCTTTTACTGCTCTTACAAAGTCAGCCCTACGCATTTTAGTTCTGCGTTTCTGTTTCTTAGTGTTGCCTCTTAACTCGAAACCTATGTTAAATATTTTTTTCCACTCGGCCTTATCAGAAACTTTTCTAGAATAAAAAAGCATACTCCTATCATCAGGACTATCTAAATTTATTGGTGTGTCGCCCATTACTTCCTCTACAATCCTCATAAGATCATTATACAAGGAAGAATATTCTTTCTCATAGTCCTCTCGAATTTGACTCAGGTTTCCTTTAGATATTTTTATACCTGCCCGTTCTATATCAGTAAGAACGTCTGTAAGTTCCATACTTAATCTAAGCGCAGGAAGTATACTTTTATTCGCCATTTTTTACATCGAACCAAGTAATATTAAATTCCTTTAACTGAGCTAACGCTAATTGTTCCGTAATGGTAACATCATTTCTACCATATTTCTCTACAACATTCGGTGGCATATCCTCATATGACATACCATCTTTTATATACGTATTTATATCTGATGTGAGCTTGCCCGATATGCCTCTACGTGTACAGCACGCATCTAACCCCAGCGGCTGTTTCAATCCTCTTAAAGAGAGGTATTCAGCTACCATAGTATCATATAACGCGCTATTGTAAACAAACCCACACTCTCTTAAAAATTGTAAATCAAATTTTATATTATGCCCTACAAGAACGTTAGTCAAATTAAGTATCTGTTGTAGCTTTTTAAATGCTTCTGCTGTAGGCTCTCTTTTGGTATGATAGAAGAATAGATAATTCTCAGAGTATATATAAGGCCCAAGTAACCTGTAGCCAACTGAAACTATCTGTTGTCCAAAAAAGGGAGAAGTTAGTGTTTTATTTTCATCGTCAAGAGCAAACGTTGTTTCTATATCTAATGTAGTTACGTTCACCTCCTTGGGATTATACTTCATGTATATGTTCCTCTATCTTTATCTAAATACATAACCACTGATCCATGCCACCCATTTACTTTATTTTTAGAAAACTTAACTGTTCTATAATTCTCTTCTTCTGCTATACCTATGCCCACAATTATATCGGCTTCTCCTGCTTTTCCTGTTCTAGAATTATCTAACATAGAGTAATCAATCTCTGCTCTGTTTTGTGCCTCATAGCTTGCTTGAGATACAGACCAAACTACAATATTATTTCTCTTAGCTACTTCTCTGGCTCTAGTGTACAGTTCTTTTAGTCTCTCATCTCCTCGCGTAAACTCCCCTTCTATTCTAACCTTATCAAGCTGATCTATAAACATAATATCAACGTCGTTCCTACAAGCATAGTCATCTATTTCTCTTATACTAGTACCCACGGAATCAAGGACAGTAAGTTTAGATTTAATAGAATTTCTATAAACATCTCCAGCATAATCTATTTCTTCTCTAAGTTCTGATTTTGTTTTATTCATATAAGACTGAATTAGTCTTATCTTTACTCGTTCTGCCTTTTCTTCATTTGCCCAATATACAACATTCCTACCTTGTTCTATGTAGTGTGCTGCTAACCAACAACTAAAAGAAGTTTTTCCAACTTCCGGTCTAGCAAATATAATACCGAAAGTCTGCCTATCTACACCATCAACGTTTTCTCTAAGTCTAGGGGGAAATAAAAAGTCACATTCTAAAAATTCTTGTTCTACTAGTTCCTCTACTCCTGCA